GTGAATTGCAAAGTTCAATTAGTCAAAGCCGAAACAGACAACTGGTATTGGAATACTAAAAAAGTTGTTATAGAACAAGAGATTAACTATTAGGTACCTAGCCACCTTGAGTGCTAGGAGAAACAGGAGATTATATTATGGAAAAGATTTACACAGTTGAAGTTTACAACAATGTTGAAGAACACAATGGGTATAACCATTGTATATACAGCGGTCAGGACAAAGCTAAAGCCCTGAAGCAGTACGAGGTTAGTCAGGAAGACGCTGAGCGTGAATTACAGAGTGAGCACTACAAGTATGGGGAGAGCGTAGATATTATCTTTAGAACGTGTGAATACAACTCTGATGAGGAATTGGATTGCGAAGTTACTACGGTAGAGAAAGGGAGAAGATTATGAAAATTAATATACAAGTCTTAGGTGATACCTTAGCACATGGCGATTTGACAGAATTGCAAAAGAATGTGTTGTTAAATGAAATTCAATATATGAAGAGCCACCACATGAGAAAAATCAAGCCTCAAAGATTAGAGGGCTGGTTATTCGAGGGCTCTATTGATAGTTCCGAAAATTTCACGATACAAAATGATGAAGATAACGCTAAGCAAATAATGAAGGAAATTAAAAAGTATGAATAAACAAGAATTATTAACATTGTGGCTATTTATGTTAATCTTGGAATTCATGGGGTTAGCCGTTCTTACTATTATTCTATGGCGAGGGTATAGCGGTATATGGCTATGGGTTGTAGGAATACTTGCTGGTATAAAGATGTTAGTTCAGATTACAGCGCTAAACAAGATAGGAGAAACACGATGAAAAAATTTAAAAAAGGAGAAGTGGTTGTTTATAATTACGAGGGGCAAAATATTTTAGCGATAATTGAAGGTATTCTCCCATTAATAGAGAGCCAATATTATTATGTAAATACTATTACGGCGGGAATTGTTACATACGTGCAAGAAGAAGATTTAAGCAAAATTACAATTTCTAAATTTATGAAATTAGAGTTAATTAAATGGGAGATATACGATTGGGAGATATACGATGAAAACGATTAAGGAATTATATGGTGTTGAAGTTGGAGAGAAGTTCGATTTAAAACTTCCTAAGTGTGAACCAGGAACAATGTTTCATTATAAAGATTACCTAGTAGGTTGTTATATTAATAAATTTGATGATGAGTTGTGTATTTATATTCCAGGCTTGCCTGGAGTATATGAATTGCAAATATTAAACGATTATCTTTCAATGGGCGCAGAGATTATTAAAAAGGAGAAACACGATGAAAAAGATTAATAGATGTCAGCGTTACCCCAAAAGAATTAAAGGCGAATGGTTTAATTATCATTCCGCTATTAATAAGTCGCTCTTATGGGTAGGGCAACGCAATAGAAGAAATTATAATTATTGCCATGTTGCCGAACCTGGAGTTAATGGATTCATAGTTGGCGAGGGTTGGTACGAATTTGGTTGCAAATTAGAACAATTATACGAACGCACAAGGTCAAAAGAACGTAGAAAGCGCAATAGAAAATTGATTAGAAGTTTATCAGTAAAGTCAAACCCTATATATTTTGATGAGTTTAAGATTATTAAAAAGGAGGATAACTAATATGTTATTGTGGGAGGTTTTAATTAGAGAGCAAGGTAAGTATGGCGAAATGTGTTGTAGCAAGTCATACCGATATGCCAATAAAGTTTACAAGAAGCTAAAGAATGTTGAAAAGTATATAGTATACACCGAGGAGATGAAGAATGATTAATAACATTAGAGTACAACTAGCGGGTGCGGTATCAAACGTGCGTAACGAGATGTTTGTAGCGATAACCGAGCAAGGTGCTTATAGCGTTAAAGAGCAAGAGTTGTTGCAAGCAGCCGAGCAAAGTATATATGCAGCGCAGAATGCACTCAAGCAAATTCAAGATAGTAAATAAAAGTTAAAATAATAGTAGACATAGTAAATTAACTATGGTAGAATCTAGGAGTAAAAGAAAGGAGAAGCGAAATGATTAAAATACAAGATTTAATTAATATAACCACACTGGAATTAAGCGATACAGCAAACAAAGCAATGATTTATGTGCTTGATGAGTTAAAAGCAGAAGACAGTGTGAGCGAAGATAAGGTTAGAGAAGTTATAAATAAGGTAGTTATTGAATATAGTTTTGAATATATTATTAACGCTTATGATTATTTATATAACCACGTTGAGGAAGATTTATCTGAAGCCATTGACGCAGGGAACAAAACCGCTGTTGGAATGGCTAGATACTATTTAGTCAAAGAACTATTCAATAAACTAGAAGAAATGAAAGGAGGAAACTAAATGATTAAAAAACCTAAGAATGAACTCTCAATGATTTTGCTCACAAAACGATTTGAGAGAAACATCTCACAACGCAAAATGGCAAGTGATATTAAAATATCCTACCCTGTGTATTCAGGCATTGAGCGTGGTACTTATGTTCCTAGTTTCAAACTGTTAGCTAGAATTGCAACATATTTGAAAATGGACTTAAAAGAAGTTATTGATTTATATCTAAAGTAAAGTGAAAGGAGAGAAATAATATGAAAACTACAAAAGAAATACAAGAATGGCTATTAGAGAATTGCATTGACGGAAGTGGGGATTTGAATTTAAACCATTTAGACTTCAGCAATTTTGAAGGGAATGTCTGGATTGGACATATGAAAGTCAAAAAAAACTTATGGCAACACGAGCAAGAAGTCAGCGGAGATTTATTGCAATACAACCAAACAGTTAAGGGTAATCTTAGCCAGTATCAGCAAGAAGTCGGCGGGGATTTATACCAGCACGACCAAACAGTTGAAGACAATATAAGACAAATTAACACAAATCCTGACTGGTTGGTAAGAGTTATCAGCGAAGAAAATGAACTTAGCGCTAAAATCGGAAGGCTTATTGATTATCTTAACAAGCAAGACAAAAAAGACACTGATTTAGTTGACCAATTAATTACTATGTTGAAATACGATAAAATACTAAAGTCAAGAATTTATATGGCTGGAAAGAAAGGAGATAAATAATATGGCAATATATAAAGCAAGCGAATTAGATTTTAGTAAGAAGAAGATTAGCGTATTGATTTATGGGGTACCTAGTATAGGTAAAACCACGCTAGCCCTATCCGCACCCAAGCCGTTATTAATCGACTTAGACCGAGGGATAGCACGTGTAGAGAGCCCATATAGAAGAGATACATTAATCGCAAACACATTCGAGGAAGTTAAAAACGATTTAGAAAAGTCAGACCTTAGTAATTATGAAACAATAATTATTGATACAGCAGGTGCTTTGCTTGAATTAGAAAAAGCCTATGTGATAAAGAAAGAACCTAGAAACTCAACTAAGACAGGCTCACTAACCTTAGCAGGTTACGGTGCAATTGCTAAAGAGTTCAAAGAGTTCACTAAGTTTGTAAAAAGTTTGGGTAAGCACATTGTGTTTATATTCCATGCTGATGAACAAAGAGATAATGATGATGTTAAGTATAGACTAAGTGCAGAGGGCTCAACAAAGACTAAGATTTGGGAAAGTATCGACCTAGGCGGATTTATGGAAATCACAGGTAAAGAGCGTACCATTAACTTTAGTGCTAACAGTCGTTCATTTGCAAAAGGCAACCACGAAATTAACGGAAGCTACAAAGTTCCTGTGTTGACCGAGGGTGCACCTAATGTATTCTTGAAAACATTAATGGATACTTACTTAGTGAAATTGAATGATTCCACCAAGAAATTAGACGCAGAACAAAAGGTTTATAATAAAGCCATGCAGTACGCAGAAGTGATAAAAGGTGCAACCAACCCTAATGAAGTGTTTAATGGCTTAAAAGGGTTAAAACATGCTCTCACGAGCAAGAGAGAGTTATTCGACTTACTTGTAACTCGTGCTAAAGAACTAGGCATGGTATATGATAAGAATGCTAGTGAATTTATCAAGGAGGGAAAGTAGAATATGAATAAGATTGAATTTAAAGACCCATATAAATATATGGTAATAGACACTTGTATATATTCAGCGTGTTTGGAAGTAGTAGAAACTGTTTTATATATTTCAAAAGCAAAAGCAAAAACATTTTATGAAGCCGCTAAAAAGCAGCACGCAAGTGTTAGTACAAGCGGAGAAGTAAAACTAATAGACAGTGATTTCAAAATGCTAGAAGAATGTAAATATGATTACAATTAGATTAATAATCAAGGAGGACTAAGTATGTTGCAGGTATCAGCGAGTTTACTTAATTCCTGGAATTATATGTGGCAGTGTGCCGATAGTTATCAACAGCAAGCCTATGAAAACTTTGTTGATTATCTACACCGAGTACGCAAACCACCTACTCCAGCAATGCAAAGGGGTATTGACTTTGAGGCACTAGCGTGTGCGGGGAAAGTACCTGGTATATCTGAGTTGATCCTGGGCGGTCAATTTCAATATTACGGGCAGAAAGATTATGTTATTAATGGTGAAGAGTTTAGACTAGTAGGTTACTTGGATTGCTTAAAGGCAGGTGTTATATCCGATATTAAGCGAAACACAAAATATGAATATGGCAAGTACAAAGATAGTTACCAGCATTGGTGCTACTTCGCACTAGTACCAGAAGCCTACAAGTTTCAGTACCTAGTAGGCGCTGGGTATAGTTCCGCACCATACGATGAAAAGGTGAGTATTCACACGAATGAAGAATACACGAATGACGGTTCAGCTGATGAGCGAATAATTACCGCAGTAAAGCAGTTTATAACGTGGCTGAAATCGCATGAGTTATACGATATATACGTTAAGAATTTTACAGTAAAGGAGGACATATAAATGTCATACGAATTAGAAGATTTTAAAACAGAAGAATACAAGATTATTGATAAGGGAGAGTACGAGGCAACACTTGATAAAATTGATGTTAAAACATCTAAGAATGGTAACAATTACGCAATCTTAACTTACAAAATTAGAGATGATGTCGACCAAGGTTTCCAAAAGAGAATCCTGTTTGATAATTTGTTTAAAGAAAAGGACGCTAATGGTAATGCTACTGAATATTATAATCGTAAGAGATTAACTAAGATTATCAAGGCAATATTTCCAGAAAATACACCACTTAATTTCAAAACAATTGACGATATTTTCGATGAAATTGTTGACCATAAGTTGATAATTGTTGTAGGTCAAAGTCACGATGATTATTACGACAAAGAAACTAATTACATTTCATACTTTAAACCCACTAAGCATGGTGATAAAAAGTTAGACGATGTTACTGATGAACAGGTTCCGTTTTAAATGAAACAGTTATTACACACTTGCACCCAGCCCAGACCCTACGCTAACAGCGTGGGGGTGTGCTTGGTAAAGCTAGAGGGTGCTGAAACTATTAAAGATGTAGAAGATAAGTACATTAATGTTGATAAAGAATGGTACGAAACACAGTACAGTAATGCTAGATTAGTGAGCGAGTATGCAAACCGAGTTAACTATGGCGAGTATGAGCACTTCACTGGTAACCTAGTGTTGATGAAAACTGAACGAGAGTATGCAGACTAAAGAAAGGAAGTAAATTATGAAAACAATTAAAGAATTATTCGGAGTTGAAATTAATGAGGAATTTGATATAGAAGAAGGAAGAATATTTAAAAATTGCTATTTTGGCGATTTAGGCATATTAGTTGTACCCAAATACAGTATTGATACAAGATTGGTTTTAACAAGTGAGTTGATTACAGGTGTTGCTAAAATTATCAAGCACGAAAAGACTATCCTGACCGAAGAAGAACACGATTACTTACAAGCGGTGTGCAATCCAAAGTTCTGCAAGGGCAATATTATAACTCTTAGAAAAACAAAAAATAGCAATGCCATGTTTTATATTGAAATAGGTACTAATATTAGCGCTAATGATTGCTATTTGTTTAATATTGACAAAAATTTATTTAAAGGTATGGAATCGCACAAATTTTGCACACCCGAGCAATTAGATATTAAATTATAAAGGAGATTATATGTTAGATATAAATAAGGTTCCTCAGGAACTTAGAGATATGAACAATTGGATATTATGGAAATTAGTACTCAAGGACGAAAATGGAAAACTACTCGAGAAACCTAGAAAAGTTCCTCTTAATGCTCAAACGCTGAGAGGGGCTATGTCTGACAATAAAAACACTTGGAATAGTTTTAATACTGCTTTCTCGCAACTCAAGGCACACCCTGAAGTTACAGGGCTAGGGTTCATGTTATCAGATAATATCGCTTGTATTGACCTTGATAACAAAGAAGAAGATAACCTACTCAGTGATGAGGACTTCCAGGCACTCTTAGACGACTGCTTGGACAAAGTGCCTAGTTACTGCGAGATTTCTCAATCGGGCAAAGGCTACCACATTTTTGCAAGAGGTAACTTACCTCGAGGAAGTCGCAGAAAAGGGCACGTTGAAATGTATGACAATGTTAGATTTATCGCATTCACAGGAAACATCTACAAAAACTATGCGAAGTTTATAAACGCTCAGGAGGGCTTAGTTGCTATTCACGCTAAATACTTAGGCGGAGAGAAAAAACCTCGTGAGAGTGCTTGTAATCAACGTGTGGTTGAAACTAGCGTTACAGTAGACAAAGTATTAGAACGTGCTAAGAGCAATTCTAAGTTTATGACACTTTATGCAGGGAATTGGAAGAGCCTGGGTTTCAAGAGTCAATCCGAAGCTGATTCATCATTCGCTGCACTGCTTGCATTCTATGCAGGTAAAAACATAAAGGTTATGGACGACGTGTTTAGAAGTTCGGGGCTTATGCGTGATAAATATGAGCGCACCTGGGCGGATTCTACTTACGGTATGATTCTATTAGAAAAGGCTAACGAGTTTATTACAGATACTTACACAGAACACAAGGAGGACACCGAATTGGTCAGTTATGGCATTAAACCTACTATTAAAGAGGTTACTAAGAGCGAAGTTGTTAATCCTATAATAACTACCGCTATGTTTACGGATACTGCAAACTCTGCGGTGTTGCTAGAAACCTATGGCGAGGATATTTTATACAATTTTGATAATAAAGTTTGGTACATTTGGAATGGTGTTACTTGGGAATGGGATAGCAAAGATAAGATTAGAACCTATGCCGAGAAAGTTGCTAATAAAGAATTAGAGAAAGCAACACAAGAGGGTAATATTGGCAAAACTAAAAACGCTAAGCGTATGCTAAACACTTGTGGTAAAAACAATATGATAAACGAGGCTAGACAGCACAGGGGGATTACTAATGTCGAGTGCGATAGCGATAAACTATTGATTAACACTCAGTCAGGTATTATTGATCTAGAGCATGGTAAGGACTTACCTGCGGATAAAAACAAGTACATGACTAAAGCAACCAGTGTGAGAGCGGATAGTGGAAAACCTAAGTTATGGCTAAGTTTCCTAAATGATATATTTAATGGAAATAGTGAACTTATTGACTACATTCAAAAAGCGGTCGGGTACACTTTATCAGGCTCAATTAAGGAACAGGTTGTATTTATTTTGTTCGGTGAGGGTAACAACGGTAAGAGTGTGTTTGTTGATACAATTCAAAAGGCTATGGGCGATTACGCTACTACCGTACCTGTTGAGGTACTTATGGAGAAGAAGAACCAGGGTAACGTTGAAACTACCTTAGCTAGAATCAAGGGTGCCAGAATGGTACACGCTAGTGAAAATGGTATTGATGATAAAATTAACGAGGGCTTGATAAAACAAATTACAGGTGGAGAAAAGGTTGTAGGTAGATTCTTATTTGGCAACCAATTCGAGTACTACCCTGAATACAAACTGTGGTTATCAACTAATAACAAACCTCGCATTAAAGGTACTGACCTAGGTATATGGCGCAGAATGGTAGTTATTCCATTTGACGTTATAATTTCAGCTGATAAGGTTGATAAGGACTTAGGGCTTAAACTTATAGATGAATTACCGCAAATATTAAATTGGGCGGTAGAGGGCTTTAAAAAGTATCAAAGAAAAGGTTTGGTGCTACCTCAAATATTAATTGATGAAAAGAATAAATATAGAAGTGAAATGGACTTTATGGCTAATTTCATATTAGATAAAATGGACAGAAAACAAGGGTATAAAATTCAAGCGTCAGTTGCTTATAGTGAATATGAAAAATGGTGCAGGAGTTCTAACACTAGACCTATGACCTGTATTGCATTTGGTAAAGAGTTTGGTAAACACTTTGAGCGCAAGCGTGAGGGTACGGGCAATGTGTATCTAAATTGTAGAACTAAAGCAGATGATGAAGATTTCACTATGAAATCATTTGGGGGGAAGAAAAAATGACCAAGAAAGAATTAGAGCAAAAGATAAAATTGCAACAAAAGACTATTCACACATTGTGGGGTATGATTCGTTGCACTGAGTATGAGGTTGAGGAACTAAGGGCTAAGTTAAAAGGTGAGCACATTAAGAATATTAGTGGTAGTAGCAAATGAATAACAAGAAACTAGGTAACAGGACTGAGAAGATGTTCCTGGATATAATCCAGGCAAAGCGTGGCTGGGCTTGTTTGATACCCACAGGAATAATGGGTCAGCCAATAGATGTTACGGCTATGCTAAAGGGAGTGCCAATTTATGTTGATGTAAAACACTGTGCTCACAAGAGATTTAATTTCAGCGCAATTCAGCCCAACCAGGTACTTGCAATGGCAAAAATTTGGGAAGCGTCCGACCCTATGAACCGCAGATATAGAATTAGGATAGGTTTTGTGATTTACTTTGCAGTACTAAAGGAGTGGAAATTCTACTCGTATGGTGATTACTTGAACGATTCAGGTAACGGTTTACGCTCGATATTATCCACTGATAATAGACTAGAAACATTCGATATTTAGAAAGGAGAATAGATGATTAAATTATATAATGGGGATTGTTTAGAAGTGATGGATAAACTGATAGAGCAAGGGATTAAGGTAGACGCTATTATTACTGACCCACCGTATGGCACTACTGCTTGCTCGTGGGATAGCATTATTCCACTTAAACCTATGTGGGAACGATTGAACAAACTTATTAAACCTAATGGCGCTATTGTATTATTTGGTAGTGAACCATTTAGTTCTGCGTTGAGAATGTCTAATATTAAAAATTATAGAGAAAGTCTAATTTGGCTTAAAAATAAAGCGGGCAGTGGTTTACACGCAAAACAAAAGCATATAAAAATAACAGAAGATATAATAGTTTTCTCTAAGCAAGGAGCTTACACTTATAATCCACAAAAATGGTTAGTAGAGAAAAAAGAGTTTTTAACCCAAAGAAAAACACTGAAATATGTTGAAGTTGGAAATAATATTTATAGTAAAATGACAAAAAAACAAACAAAAGATGATGGGAGTAGATACCCTTTGAGTGTTATTAGTTGTAGAGTACCTTTTACACCATCAAAAACAAAAATTTATTCCAACACTGTTGATATAAGAATTCATCCAACTCAAAAACCTGTTGAATTGATGAAGTATTTAATTAAAACTTATACCAACGAAAATGAAACTGTATTAGATTTTACAATGGGTTCAGGTACAACCGGCATTGCTTGTAGACAATTAAATAGAGATTTCATAGGTATAGAGTTAGATAAGAATTACTACGAGATAGCAAAGAAACGAATTAATGGTGATATGCAACTTAATTTGTTCGAAAAAGGAGAATAATATGAGTGAAATTACAGTAGGGTCAGAGATTACTATTAAGTACCCTAGCGATGAGTTGATAAGTGCCGTTACTAAGGAGTTAACCGTAAAGAATCCCCTATATGCTACATTACAGCGTATGGGGAGAAACACCTGGGGTACTCCTAGAACCTATCAATTGTTTAAATGTGTAGCGGGTGGCCTAGTTATACCTTTCGGCGCTGTATCTAATGAGCGTATACAGCCTTTACTCAAGGGTTGCACTTACAAGATTACATTCACCGAACCTAAGAGAATTAATCTCCAGATTAACATACCTCCGCTTGACTACCAGCAAAAGGCACTTGACTACATACTTGCTCATAAGCTACACAGGGGGATTATCGTGGGCGGTACAGGCTCAGGCAAAACTAATATAGGTTTATACCTGATTAAAAAACTAGGGCTTAGAGCCCTGTGGATAACTCACACAAAAGACCTTTTAAAGCAGTCAAAAGATAGGGCTTTATCCATATTCGAAAGTGTCGATTTAGGGCTCATTACAAATGGCAAAATAGAAATAGGAAAAGACATCACTTTTGCTACTGTTCAGACACTTTCCAAGGTCGCAAATGAGGTTAGAGATGAGTTTGATATTATTATTGTAGATGAGGCACATCACTGCGTGGGTTCACCTACTTTGCGCACTATGTTTTACAAGACACTAAACACCATTAGAGCACCTTACAAGTTCGGGCTTACCGCTACTCCTAGTAGAAGCGACGGGCTCCAAAATATGGTATTTGCCATACTTGGAAACATTGCTTACACCATACCTAAGAGCGAGGTATCCGCTAGAATATTACCTATCGAGTACCATTCAATAGATAATAATAATGTATATGACATATTCGACTATACCGACAGCGCTGGAATGGTAAACCCTAGCGCACTCACAAGAATGTTATCATTCGATACGACTCGCAATGAATTAATTGTGAATACAATTGTAGAAATATCTAAGACTAGCGGTGGAATCCTAGTGCTAGCTAAACTCGTAGCCCACTGTGAACTCCTAGTCGATATGCTTAACGCTCGTGGGCTCAATACAGCCCTACTAGTGGGTAAAACTAAGAACCGCAAGGAAATACTTAACTCTGATAAAATACAGGTTATAGTGGCTACAAACAGCCTTGCGAAAGAGGGGTTAGACCTAGTGCGGTACAGCGATTTAGTAATTGCTTACAACCTCAAGCAAAAGAACGAATTTACTCAGGCGGTAGGTAGAGTTAGACGTGTAGACGGGATAAAAACTTGCGGAAGTGTGTATGAAGTGAATGACAAAGGTATAAACTTTCTTACAAAGCGTATAAAAACGCACAAGCACTGGGCTAATATGTTATAATAATATAAAGGGGTATGATACTATGAAATATAAAAAATTACCAATAGAGATTGAAGCGTTTAAATGGGACGGAGATATGATAGATAAGAATGGCAAATGGTATGTACCTGTATGGGCACAAAAGGCTTGGACTGACGGAACGTTTAGTATAGAAAATCAAGGAGAATTATATATTAAAACTTTAGATAGTTTTGCACATGTAGATATAGGCGATTTTATTGTTCGAGATATTGACGGTAAATTATATCCTTGCGACCCTGATTTATTTGAGAAAACCTATGTCAGAGTGGAGGAATAAATCAAATGGAAATAAGAATATTGACCGAGCAGGAAGTCAAGGATACTATTAGAGAAAATAAGATAACCTTTAGGGAGTTTTACATAAATAAAAAAGTATATGGTGGCATATCTAGCAATAACGAAGTTATCGCTATGTGCCCTGTATCGCATAACAAACAATTAAAAAATGCTAGGAAAATCTACTCGCCTTTTGTAAAAGGTGGTAATATAGAGATAGGTACGGAACTTTTAAAGTATGTTGTTAAGGACAATAAAGGTTTCATAATATATGCTGACTTCCTGACCGATACAATACCTATGTTTCAGGGCGCAAATTTTATTATTGCTTACAAGCAAACCGACTTAAAGCGCTATGGAATACTATGGAGGGGGGTAATTGATTATGCCTGCTAAGGGATTCTCCAAAATTGGAAAAGATGAAAAAACTAAGAAACAATTTATCAGCATGTGTCGACTCCATTGTACAGAGGAAGAGATATGTGCTATTTATGCTGTGTCAATAAAAGCGCTAAGAAACTGGACGAAAGAAATGTTCGGAGATACGTTCGCACATGTGTATAAGTCTTTGTCCGCAGGGGGCAATAAGTCCCTTAGACGCTATCAATTTGACCTAGCAGAGCGTTCGCCTCAAATGGCTATTCAGTTAGGAAAGTATTGGCTTTCAGACCAAAAGGAGAAAGACGTTCATGTTATTATTAATGCCGAGGAAGACGACCCTATCACTAAAGCCATAAAAGCGAGTATAACCAATGTCAAAGAAAATATCGAGGAAGATTAAACCCTCTGGATTCTCACCTAAACAAATGGAAGTGTTCAAGTTTCCCTACGAGGGGGGCTATGACGCTATCATATTAGACGGTGCTATCCGAAGTGGTAAATCAGTGGCTGAAATGCTCTCTTATGTCCTATGGGCTATGAGCAATTTTGACCAATGCAATTTCATTGTAGCAAGTAAGACAGTTGGTGCAGCACAAAGGAATATTGTCAAGCCGCTTAGGCGCATGAAGTACATAAGGCAAAACTTTGAAGTTAAGTACGCATTCACTAAAGGCTTTATGGAAGTTAGACGTGGAAAAAAAGTTAACTGGTTCTACATATATGGCGGTGTGAATGAGCGCTCACAGGATGTCGTTCAGGGCGGTACCATGTGCGGTGCGTTTTTAGATGAAGTAGCACTTATGCCTAGGTCGTTCGTAGAGCAATGTATAGCACGTTGTAGTGATGAGCGAGCCTTGCTATGGTTCAACTGCAACCCTCAACACCCTAGCCACTGGTTTAAAAAAGAGTGGATAGACTGTGCTGCGGAGAAACACTGTAAGTATATACACTTCACTATGGATGATAACCCGAGTTTATCCGAAGAGAAAAAGAATAAATATCGCAGACAATTTAAAGGTGTTTTTTATTCGAGATATATACTAGGATTATGGGTCGCTGCGGAGGGTATCATTTACGAAAACTTTGCAAATAATACAGAAGATTATATAATAGATTCAGTACCTAAGAGTTGGACACTAGACTACATAGACGCAGGTGTTGATTTTGGAGGAACAATGTCTACTACATCTTTTGTCCTAAAAGGGATATATAATGGTTACAAGGACTTAGTTATCCTTATGGATGATGAGTTGGTGGGTAACTACACCACTGATGATTTAGGCAAGAAGTATGTAGAGTTCGAGAAGCGAGTACACGATGAGTACGGATATTGGTTTAATTGCTACTGCGATAACGCTGAGCCTGTGCTGATTAGATCACTCAAGAACTATGCTACTTGCAGTACGATTATGAATGCTAAGAAATCCTCTATATTTGGCAGAATTAAGTTTATGCTTACTATGCAAAATACACATCACTTTTGGTGTTATCGCAGGGCTACACACGCTATTGAGGGCTTAGCTAATGCGGTGTGGGATAGTAAACACCCCGATACTAGATTAGATAACGGCACTAGTAACATTGATGTGTGTGACGCTATGGAGTATTCGTTTGAAAGAGATATGAAGAAGATGTTATACATGAGTGCCCATTTATGATAGATAAGGAGGAAAAACTATGGATTTTTCTGAAAAAATAAAAAAGTTATACGGGGATGACATCGCTGGTAGAGACCAAACATCAGTAATGTTGTACTGGAGCTGGTACAGGGGATATGTGGAAGCGTTCCATAATGTTCGTGTTTATAATGGCAAGGACTATATACCGCTAGTAAAGAAGTCAATGGGTATGGCTAAGAAAGTTTCTGAAACATGGGCTGACCTGCTTATTAACGAGAAATGCGATATTAAGATAGATGATAATGCTAAAAAGAACCTAAAAGCACTGTTTAAAAAGACTAAATTCTGGACTAAGGCTAATCAAACAATAGAAACAGCGTTTGCATTGTCCTATGCTGCGATACTAGGAGAGATTACCGAAGATAGAAGAATGAAGTTTGTGCAAATGGACGCTAGGAATGTTATACCGCTCAAGGTAGTTAATGGAGAGATTATAGATTGTGGATTCTACACTGAATTTGAAAAGGGTGCTAGAGTTACTATATGGTCTCGAAACAAGATAGGGTATAAAGTATGCACTATTGATATGGATGAGAAAGGCTTTGAAACTGGTAGGAATGAACTCCAAACTTCAATGCCAATACCGTTATTTATGGTTATCAAGCCTAATATTATATCTAATGTTGTTAACACACAATATAACTATGGAATGTCCTGCTTTGGAAATTCAATAGATACACTCAAAGCAATTGACACTAAGTATGACGGGTTTGATTTTGAGTTTATAGGTGGTAGAAAGAAAGTTTACGTATCAAGTGAAGCCATGCAGGTTGGCAGAGACTCCAAGACAGGCGGAACTACAATAGTTAATAAGGTGTTTGACCCGCTTAATAGTTTGTACTTAAATGTAGGCTCAAATGGTGATGACGGTAAACCTTTAATCCAAGAAGCAAATGGAGAGATTAGGTCAGAGGCTTATATTGCAGGACTTAATTTTGAATTATCTATGCTATCTCACAAGGTGGGGCTTGGATATGGTTACTTTAATATGAATCCTAATGGAGATGTAACTGCTACTCAAGTAGTAAGTGAAAACTCTGAATTATTTAGAACACTCAAGAAACACGAAATATTAATACGTGATGAGTTAACACAATTTATTAATGCTATATGTATGTACTCAAATGAGTACTGCGAGTTTAAGATAGGTACTTATGACCCTGACGGAATTGATATAGTGTTCGATGACAGTATAATTGAAGATAAGCAAGCCGAGAAAACAGCAGACCAGCAAGAAGTAACTACTGGGCTTATGACTAATGTCGCTTATGCTATAAAGTGGAAAGGTATGGAAGAGAAAGACGCTCTAATTAAGTACCAGTACCTAGATATTGCTAAGCGTGCTAATACAATTATGCCCTTGCTCAATGCAAAGTTAATCACACCTGAATTAGCGATAGAGTTAATTTATGGCAAAGATAATAATACTAAAGCCTTACTAGATAACTTAAAGACTGATGACCTTGATATAGATGACGGAGAATTTAAACCAACTGATGATGAGGAAGAATAACAACAATGAAATCATTGAACAAAGATGTCATATCCGAGTCGCAAAAGGTTGGTAGAAATGCTAGCGTTGTAGCTGAGGCTGCGCAAACCGATTTAGCATACAAGTTTGCTGAGATACTTATCGACCACCCTAAGAGTTCGGCTGATAAGGCTATTGATAAAATGAAAGTTAAAACCGAGCAATTACTGGAGGACACTTTAGAGGGTTTTCCAGGAGTAGCAAAGGATATTAACAAGAATACACGTAAACTATTCAAACAAAGCACAACACAAGCGAAAACACTCACTCGGATAGATTCAGACAATAGCGTTGCTGATTACTTGTATAAGATTACAGGTAATGAACTTTTAGCAAACCAAAAAGTAACGTATAAGAATGGGCGCAAGGTGGGGTTTAAGGAGTATACCGAAATGGCTACTCGCACTAGAATTCAGCATGAGTTACTCAAGCAAGAGAAAGATATAGGGGTAAAAACCAAGCAATTATTTTATGTATGCGACACTTATAGCGACTGCGCTAATGACCACCAAGACTACCAGGGGCAATTGTACTACTCCGAGAAAGTTTGGAAGAGTATACCCTTATCTAATAAGCACTACGCAACATTACAGCGTGCTGTTAAGCGTTGCAAGACATCTGTTGAAGATGTTACCGAGAATGCACCTTGGCTCACTACTAGACCTAATTGCAGACATAGATTAATACCTATTGCTATTGATGATGTAGTCACACTGAACAAAGATAAAATACTAGAGACTAATAAAGCTGATAAGGGTAATTACAGCAAGAGTGTACTGCAAAAGAACTACAAGGACAGCCAAACTCAGCGCAGGGTTGAATTGGGAATTAGAACCTCTAAGCGCAATACCGAGATTATGCAAAAAGCATATAAAAAGAACAATGATCCTGAGTTCCTGAACGCTATCAATAAGTTCAAAAGACAAACTAAGGTAGGTCAGAACAATATGCGTAAGTTGGTTAAGTACAACATCACACTCAAGAGAGACTATCGCAGGGAGAATCCATATCACTTGCAAAAAGACCTGGGAGTTGCGTATGTAACCGAGCCTGTGAGAGCAACGTTTAAGATACCTGATACCGAGTTAGTAGGGGTTAAGAACAATAAGGAGTTTATAGAGAAGTCCAAGAAATTTCAAAAAAGTTTAACCGCTGATGAAAGAGACGCTATAAACACTTACTCTTCTGTGGGAGGCAATTATCGTTATATGAATATGGCAATGTATGACCGTAAAGGTATGGTTGCAACACTGAAAGAAAAGAGCAAAGAACACGCAGACGCAAACATAAAGTTTTATTTAAAATATGCGGAAAGTTTACACGATTTATTTAAAAAGAATCACGTTAAGTCAGAGCAAGCCATGACAGTGTATAGGGGCGCTGACGATTTAGTTGGAGAAGATGACACAACTATCATATTTAATGGCTTTACTTCTACATCTTCAGACAGAGCAACAGCGACTTATTTTAAAGGCAAAAAAAAGGGCAAAGCAATGTACAAGATAATAATACCTCCCGAAGCACAAAATCAAGCGTTGTATATAGATGGCGGTTTTGAAAATGAGACACTAATAGACACCAATTCAGTTTACGATATTGTAGGCGAAAAGCAGAATGAGGACGGGGTCAAACAATATACTCTATTATTGAGACCAAAACACAAGGGGGTGGAGCGATGAAAGAAACTGAAACTCATACATATTTGTTCCTAAAATATACACAATACTTCTATATTGACACTGATTTCAAACCAAAATTAACAAAACTTGGTAGGTCAATTCCCGAAATATTGAAAAGTTATGAACAATATTTGAAAGATTATGTATAGTTATGTATAAAGAATGTATCATTTGCATTCTTTTTTTATTTCCCAAAATCCCTACTAACACTACATATATGTATATATTTATGTATGTTATGTATAATATGTATAATATGTATACGTGCGTGTATGTGTTTTAATAATTAGGTATACCAAATATCATACATAAGGTACATAAGGTACATAGGTAAATTATTTAGTTGACTTTATACAAGCCCTAGAGTAAAATTAAATTAGCGTAAAGGAGCGCTGATATTACCATGAGTAAAATTAAGTTAGATGACTTAGCAAAAACTTACAGAAAGGCAAGTAATATGAAAAGAAAAACAATAGATGACTTATTTTTATGCAAAGATGAACCCACATGGCAAAACATTGAAACCAATAAGAAGTTCGACATCATTGATAAGCCTACAAGAATGGGTAGGTGGTGCAATTGCTATTTTAATGAAGCCCAGGAACTAGTTATACCTATGAATCCTAATCCTAGAGATAAAGATTTAGAATGTAGGGTACTTGGTAGAGTACTCAGAGGGGAAGCTACAATTGAAGCGATATAAATATGTAGTTGCTACTAGAGGTCAGTACTTCGCTGTAAAGGGCGGTTACAAGGCATATAAGCGATTTAATGCCGTTACCTATACAAATAGGCACGGTTCACTACTAGGGCTCTTAGAAGCCCTTAGATTAAATGATATACATTACACTGTTGTCACTAAGGAGGTAAACAGAATATGAATGAAAGAGAAAACGAGCTATCAGGCGATTACAGGAAAGGAGAAAAGTAAGAAATGAAATTAATAGATAATGAATGGGTTGATAACAATGGAAATTCATGGGACGCAAAATATTTTACAAAAGAAAAAGCCCAAGTTCAGAGTAAAAAAATGATAAATTGCTTTGATTGTGCAGATAGTTTCGATTGTACTAATTGCACTAATTGCAC